GGAAAATAGGATCTAACCTTTACGGGAGTTTTGTCAGTGCTTAATCAGCATATACAAAAAATTCTGCTGCATGGCGGGATGGCAAATAGCCCAACTAGCTTGGATTATGAATCGCTTTACGGATCGCCAGATTCCACCATTACCAGCTTCCCTAGCACTGAGCCTGGCGTTCAAGGCGCTGATGATGTATTAATCGCTATTGATGCGAACATTTCCAGCACGGATGACGGAATACTTATCGAGTTTGGCGGCTCAAACGCTAGTGCTGACACTTCAACTGGTCTTGTCGTTGGTGTAAATAATGGAACACTTAGAGCAAGAGCGTTTAGCAGTGGGTTTGACAGTGCGTTTAACTCAGACTCTGCGGCGGCATTTGTTGAGGCAGACATTTTGTCTTACACAGGAACGTTCTGCACTTACTATGTTGTTATTGATGCTAGTGCTTTTACTTTAAAAGTTTACGTTCAATCTGGAGGTAAAGGCTCATCATCTTCGGCCACGCTTCTTGGATCGGGTAGTTCTGATGGCACTCAATCAATAGTATACGGTGGAAATACTAGGGGTTACGGTCAGATAGGTGATCTTGTTGCAGACTTAGGCGCGGCCTATGAAGTTACCTTTACTGGGACTATTGATGAAATTAGGTATTGGTCTGAAGGGGCGTCACAAACAGACTTTTCTGGCTTCCCAGCTTCAGGATTAGCGCCAGTATTTTCAGCAGGATTTGCGATACCTTCTGGCGCAGGCGCTCCATCATATGTTGGCGCAACCAGCACAAACGATGCCTCAACCCTTAGCCTTACCGGAATTACTGGATTAGCGGAAGGTGATGTTGTTATCTTCTTTTGCTGTGATGACAACGGTGCAGACCAAGCCACTGTAACTAGCTCAGAATGGACGCAGCTTTGGACATCTGGTAGCGATATAGTATCTACAGCAGCTATTAAAGAAATGGGGGCAACAGTAGACACTTCTATTTCAATAACCCGAGCAAATGAGGTGTTAACTGCAATTGCTTTTAGAAACGTTTCTGCTGCGGATTATGCTGTTTCAACGGAGTCTTTGAGTTCGGGTAACCAGTCTACCTTTAATAGTGTAACGGTATCACAGGATAATTCTGTCGTTGTCTTGGCGGCAGGATTAGACGATGACCAAGGCTCAACAGTAACCGGAGTACCTACAGGTTATACGCTGGCTGTTGAGGAGCAGGGAGCGTCTAAAGAATCTGGTGCGCTTTGCTATAAACTTAGCGTTACCTCTGGAACAGAATCTCCTTCGGCTTTAACGTGGTCAAGCACTGACGCTACTATAGGTTACGCAATAGCATTACAGTCTAGCGGCCCAGCAGCAAAAAACGCCGCTGGATTCCAGATTCCAGTATAAAGGAGGCATAAAATGTACGTTAAAGTAACAGACGGCGTGGCTACTGAGTACAGCCTGAATCAATTGCGGCGAGATAATCCCAACGTATCATTTCCCGCAAATCCTAGAACTGAAACACTTACTGAGTGGGATGTTTATCCTCTCAATGTCATCCCTGATCCAGATTATGACGCAGAAACGCAGAAGCTAGTTCTCCAGCCTATACAGCAAGTCAATGGCGTTTGGATGAAGTTCAAGCTGGCAGAGCAACTAACGCAGGAAGAGATTGACGCTAGGCTCGCCCAAAAGCGGTCTAAGATGTCAGTGAGTATGCGCCAGGCTAGGCTAGCCCTATCTCAAGCTGGAAAGCTATCGTTAATAGACCAAGCGATTGAGTTGATACCGGAGCCAGATAAGACTCAAATTAGTATTGAGTGGGAGTATGCTCAGACTGTTGACAGAACAAGCCCTTGGATAAGCACCATGATGGGCGTTTTGGAAATGAATGATGTTGAATTAGACGCGCTTTTTGAGCTTGCAAGCAGTCTTTAATTTTTTGCGCTGCGACACTTTTGATGGTTATTGGGGTTAAATTTAATGTTTAGGTCTCTTGTTACTGGTGTTGTTCTGGCAGAAAGCGGCTCCCAAGCGTATACAACTGCTGGTTCGTACACGTTTACCGTCCCAAGTAATGTTCGGCTTATTTCTGCGGTTGCTATTGGCGGCGGTGGCGGCGGTTCTGGGAATTCATTTACAACCCCACAGGGCGGTCAAGGCGGGTCTTTGGTGTATGGAGCAATTGAAGTTACTCCAGGGCAGTCATACACGGTAGTGGTTGGCGCTGCTGGTGCCGGAGGCACATATAATACCGCTGGTGGGAATGGAGGAGCATCCTATATTTCTTTAGGCGGCACAACGCTTATTCAAGCCGCTGGTGGCGAAGGCGGCAATAACACGAATACAACATCAAACGTTATCCACTCGTCAGTAACAAGAAGTGGGTCAAACACTGGTGGAGTTGCTGTTAGTTCTGGCTTTGGTGCTGGATCTGGTGGTGGTGGCGCAGCGGGTTACTCTGGTAATGGTGGTAATGGTGGAACCTCAGTCAACCCAGCAGGAACCAATGGCTCTGGCGGTGGCGGCAGTGGTGGTGCTTATGGTGCTGATGGATCATTCCTTAATACAACCCTTGGGTGGGGTGGTCGTGGCGGCGGTACAGAGATTTTTGGAGAGGGGGATAATGGAATAGCGGTATATCCTGATTACTCTCAGACTGGCGATGGCGGCGAGGGATTCCAAGGGTCGCGAACTACCTCAAACCCTCAAAGAGTGCAGGCTTACGGCGGCGGTGGCTCTTCTGCTGGTAAGGATACTTACTTAAATCCCAACGCGGCCATAGGTGGTCGGGCTGGGGCTGGGGGGGCTGTGAGAATTATCTGGCCTGCACAGATTAACTATTACCCATCAACTAATACAGCGTAGTAAAATAGAGCATCTAAGAGGATTTATTGATGGCTAACACAACAAACTTCAACTTTAATTTACCTGCTGTCGGCGGCGATGAAGATGCGTGGGGAACAAAGTTAAATAGCAACTGGACTAGCCTAGACTCGATCCTAAACGGAGATGGAAGCCAGATTAACATTGATGGCTACACCGCCGATGGAATGACGCTGACAGGTGTTGTCTCGCTTGATGTTTCTGGGGAGATCACTGAAACGGTTTATACGGCTGGGTCAACAGGAACCATAAATATTGATCCTGCAAATGGAACCGTTCAAACAATAGCCATGACTAGCGGTGTTACCATTCAGGACGGCCTTGCAAACGGCCAGTTTGTCACGTTAAGAATAACTTCTGTTGACGGTGACAACGTTACATGGCCGTCTATGCAGTGGATGTATGGCAATCCTCCAAATTTAAGTCAAACAAATACCAATTGGGTTCAGTTGTTTAAAGTTGCTGGTACGTTGTATGGCTCATACATTGGGTTCTCAAGCTGATGCCGCTAATAAAGCTAGATATTCCTGCTGGCGTCTACTCGCACGGCACACCTCTTGATTCTAAGGGGCGCTGGATAGATGCTAGTCTTGTTAGGTGGACAAATAACGCCCCTCAACCTATTGGGGGGTGGCTTCCTTTATCTGATGGTTCATCTTCTGTTCAATTAAGCACTGCAAGCTATGGTGTTCCTCGTGGCGCACACGCATGGATATCTAACTCTGGTGCGCCATATATGGCTGTCGGCACATACAATTCTGTCCACATACTAGATGGCAATGGCAACATAACAAACATAACCCCTTCCGGTATTACTGTCGGCCTTGCTGAAGCATCAGAGAATTTTGGTTATGGCGGCGGTAATTATGGGCAGGGATTGTATGGCGTCCCAAGGCAAAGTGACGGGGTTTTGAGTGCGGCAACAAACTGGCGGCTTGATAACTGGGGGCAAAACCTTGTTGGCTGCTCTGACGCTGATGGAAGGCTTTACGAGCTTGATTTAGCCACATTTATCACAACGCCAACAACCAACATGGCAGCAATAGCTAATTCTCCGTCTGCCAACAAATCTCTTGTCGTTACGGCAGAGCGGTTTATATTCGCTCTAGGCGCTTCTGGAAACCCAAGGCTAGTTCAGTGGTGTGACAAAGAAAACAACACAGAATGGACGCCATCAATAACCAACGAGGCTGGGGATCTTGAGCTTCAGACTACAGGTGAGATTGTTTGTGCGGAGCGCGTAAGAGGTAGGACGCTGATCTTAACCACAGAGGATGCGTGGGTTGCCGCTTACCAGGGGCCACCGATTGTGTACGGGTTTCAGAAGATCGGCACATCCTGCGGTGTTGTTGGAAGAAATATGAGTTCTGCTGTTGGCCCTACAGCGTTCTGGATGGGCGAAAAAGACTTCTTCTACTATGATGGCTCTACTGCGAGGGTTCTGCCTTGCGAGGTTCATGACAAAGTATTTACTGAGATGAATGCGGATAGAATAAGTCATGGCTTTTGTTTAGCTAATCAGCAGTTCAGTGAGGTTTGGTGGTTTTACCCTGGCGATGGGTCAAACGAGAATAATCGTTATGTTGTTTACGATTACAACGAAAACCATTGGACAGTTGGCGAGATAGATCGCTGCTGCGGTGTTGATAAGGGCGCGTTTAATGAGCCTTTATGGGTAGCCCCTAATGGAATCTTTTACCGCCAAGAAACTGGATACGCACACGGCGGCTCAAGCCCGTATGTTGAGTCTGGCCCAATAAACATACAGGATGGCGAAAACGTTGTTCGGGTGATTGAGTTGATTCCAGAGGAAGAAACCCAGGGCCAGATGCAGGTTTCTTTTAAAACAAGCTTCTATCCAAACGGCGCAGAATATACGCATGGGCCATACGACCCATCCAACCCTACGGCTGTGCGTTTTACTGGCCGTCAATTCAAAATGACCGTTACTGCCGATGATGGCGCTAACTGGCGTTTTGGCGATATTAGATTAAGGATTAATAGCGGAGGCCAGAGGTGAGTAGAGAGTCACCGCCTCCGTACTCTGGAGATCCTGCGTTGTGGGCAGAAAATCTTAACGATTATCTTGTTCGCAGTAAGCAGGTCATTGGTCAATTAACGTCAGACGATAAAGCGACTCAAGACGGTATCTTTTTGTGGGATACGACTGGCTATCCAGTGGTTTCTAAGGATGGTGAGTTTCGCCAGATTGTATTGGCTGATGGGCATGGTGACTTTACTAGCGGTGACTTAGAGCTTACCCAGGACACTCAAAAAGAAATAACGTGGAGTGCGGTTGGTGCTTTAGAAGGTTTGAGCATAAACGGGAATCAGATCGTTTTTGAGGAGTCAGGTCATTATCTAGCCTGCTTCTCTGCCCAAATGTACTCCAGCAATTCATCACAAGTGGATTTTTCGTTCTGGTCGGTTGTTAACGGGTCTAGCGGGTATACGATGGTTGCATCGTTGCATAACAACACTGCGTCAACTGTTATTAGTAGGTCTGCGGTTTTTTCGGTTCCAGCAGGCGCTACATTGGTAGCTAAGGCAGCTTGTACTCAGGGAACAGGATATTTAAAAGCATTTGCAGCGAACGTCACTACTGGCGCTCCAGCATCACCAGCCGCAACACTTTCTATCGTTAGAGTACATCAGTGATATAATGGAAGAATTAGATCAAGAGTTAGAGCGTTGTAGGAAGTGGATTGAGGCGGCTCTTGAGTACAGTGGAGGCACACATGACTTTGACGACATTGTGCGAATGGTTAAGGCGAATATCTTACAGTTTTGGCCTGCTTCTGATGCTTGTGCCGTTACCGAGATCATTGAGTATCCAAAGAAGAAGGTTTTACATATTTTTCTAGCGGGTGGAAATATGGAGACGATTGTGGATATGAATGAATCGGCTGAGTATTTCGCCAAGCTAAATGGTTGTACTGGGATGTCTATTGCTGGTCGTAAGGGCTGGTCAAAGGTTTTAAGCAAGAAGGGCTACAAAGAAGCCTTCACCGCATTAGGAAAGGATGTTTAACATGGGTCAAATATTAGGTGGTTCGCAAAAAACAAGCACAGAGATGCCAGCATGGGCACAAAAAGCGTCGCAAGATGCCATTGCCCAAGCCAAGCAAATTGGTCAAATCGGTTATATGCCATATTACGGCCCCGATGTAGCCGCCTTTACGCCTATGCAAGAGATGGGTATGCAGTCTGCTTATGACGCTGCTGCCGCCTTTGGGCTAGTCCCTCAAGGGGGCAATGCAATGGCGGGTATGCCTCAAGCGCAGGAGTTTGCTGGAGGTGTTCGTGGTTACTCTTCTGGCGACCTATTTGAGCAGGATCGCAGAGAGTTTGAGATGCGTAATCCTCAACAAGCTGCCCAATATAACAAGCAGTTCACG